TTGGGGTTGCAATGCAAGGCGGTGGTGGAACAACCAATGTCAATTACACAGGCCCAACATTAAACTTTAATGGTGATGAATATGTTCCTAAGTCTGCTGTGGGTGGCATTATTAATGCGGCTGCAAGACAAGGTGCTTCAATGGGAGAAACAAGTGCAATGAGGTCGTTGCAAAACAATCGTTCTTCTAGATCAAGGTTAGGAATGTAATGAGTGTTATTGCTTTAGTTACGTTCATAGAAATCTATGATCCAGAATTAGTCCCAGCTTCAGGTGATATTTCAGGTGCAGTTCAGCACCGATTTCAAAATAGTGAACCAAGTATTAGTGGTATAAGTGATCCAAAAGTAGGAAATAATCAAAAATTTAATTTTCTTTCTTTTATTTATCAAGGTGCAACCAGATCAAATGATGGAAACAATCTTGAATCGGCTTTGGTTTTAGCTAACGAAAGCAATAATAGAGAAGGATCTGTTGGTGCAAATAAATTATCAATGAGTTATGCAGCAGAGGCTGTTAACAATGGCTGGAGCGTTAGAGTTTCTACTTGCAAAATGACTGATTTAACTTTTAGTGCAGTAGATGCAATCTTGGCTACTGATATTTGGAAAATAGCCTCAATGGGTTATGACAACGCAACGATTGAATTGTTGTTAACTTCTTCAATAGATGCCGTTGGTGGAAATACTGGTCGTTTTTTAACAAGTAGCTTGGTAGGGCATTTACCTGTCACTGGTCAAATTGTTACAAGGTGAAGACTGCGATGTTGTTAGGTTTGCCTTATCGCTTAGGGGCAAATCCAGATCAACATAAAGCTGCTGATTGCGTGAGTCTTGCAAGAGAAGTTTTAAAAAATTATGGGATAGAAAGTCCTGTTCCTACCAGGGATTGGTATAGACGTATGCGAAAAAAAGATTATGAGGTATTTCGTGATGAGCTAAAAAAGTGGGGAACGCTTACAACAACCGCTAATATTGGAGTTGTAGCTCTCTGTAAAGCAGAAAAAGGTTACGCTTTAGCAGTTTATTGGAAAGGCGGTTGGCTATCATTCGTAGACAAGACGGTTCGATGGAGTCCCATCGCAGGATTGGAGGTTATCGAGCTTTATTACCCTACGAAGTAAAACTATGTGAATCTATAGGTATTACAGATAAGGAATATTTTGAATTTTTAGATTTAGTTGAGGCGAAACCTGTAGAGGCAGACATTGTAATGATGCCTCAAACCCTAGTTGCGATGGGTTTGGCTACTGGTGGCCCTGGTACTGGTGCTGCATTTGCTCTTAATTTTTGGGGGCAGCTTGCAGTAAGTATTGCGCTTGCGACAGCAACATATTTACTCACGCCAAAACCAAAAGATCCAGGTCAAGCACCAAGACTAACGATTGGCGGTGTTCAAGGTAGAAGTCGTTTTAATCCCACACATGGTTTTGAGTCTCTACAAGATTTAGCTTCATTAGGTTCATTCATACCTTTGGTTTATGCAAGACAGGGTGTAAGAGCTTCTAGTCAGCTTCTTTGGTCACAAGTAAGAACAACACAATACGGTGAAACAATTAATGCAATTGTTTTATTTTCTAATGGTGAAATAGGAGCCAAACCAAAATTTGAATCTTTGGCTTTAGGAGAAAACTTTTTAGCTGATCTTCCTTTATCAAAGCAAAAAGTATATTTTTCTAGAGGTGCAAGAACCGATGGCAGGTTGCAAGGAGTTTCGGATACTGAAACACCTTCAAGTAGTCACGATCAATACCAAGAAGGTTCATCTAAAAACGCAAATAATTATGCTTATCGAGGAAATCGAGAATATGACGATAGTGATCCATTTATGGTGAAGCTCTATCAAAATAATTCTTTTGTTTATAAGCCAAGTTTCAGTAGTACAAAAACACCTTCAACAAACAATACTTTTGGTGTCTATGCACCTATGCCTAATGGCAATGCTTATAAAGTTAATTGGGAATTGCTTTTACTAGCAAAAGATGGTGATGACAACGTAAAAAGAGATGCACGATATAAAATGGGCAAGCTTTATCACAAATATCCTAGATATGTTGGAATAACAAATCATGGATCTTCTCCTACTCATTCATCTGCTGGGAATGGCGTTGTCTTAACTCCTGATCAAGTTGTACCTGGCTCATTAATTGTTAATTATCGGATTTATCATGCGTTAGAAGAAACAGCATGGATTGATGCGTCTATTACAGATGTTGATCCAACAAAGAAATGGAATAAATTCTCACCTTGGGGTTCAGCAGATGCAAAAGGTGTTGTAGATACAACTAGAGAAAATGTTGATGATGCGATGGCTTTAGGAGAGCAATATATGGTTGGTTCGACGTTAATGACTGTAACTAGCGAAGATAATGGTAATAGGTGGATTTCTGGCTCTCAAGGGTTTCAAAAAGCAATTCAATTAGAAGCAGATGAGCCTGGTTATTTAGAGTTTAGGAATACAGATGAAACACGATTACCTTACGAATCTTTAGTTGTTCAGAAAGTAGAACTTGCAACTTTTTCAAATACTAGGAAATGTGACATCACAGAAATAGGGATAAAAAGCATGGTTTGGAGGCAGATTAATGGCTTTCCTAATGTCAATGAGATGCCTAATCAAGATCGCATTAGAAGTTATGAAAATAAAAATGGTTCAATTCAATTAGGATCTATTAGTAAATATGTTAAACGTCTTAGCTTTTTTAAATTACAAGCAAAGAAAATAAATTCAACAGATAAATTTGTTGATGTAAGTAGTATTGCTATTTGTGTAAAAGGTTCTTCTCCTGTTGCTCAATATAATGCAATTACTATTAAATCAATTAATGGTCCAAGTCAATATGAATTTAGATTTTTACCTGTAGCTGGAAATGTAATTCTTAATAATTACGATAAAGGTTATGTTCATGTTCTTAATTACTCAGCACAGGTAAGAAAAACAACAAATTATAATTTAGGATTGCAAATTTCATATCATGCCCAAGTTGAATTCTTACCTACAGATTTAACAATAGGAAACAGTTTTACAAACAATCCTGAATGGGATAGGGGAGGATTGGGTCAAAAATTTGCTGATGATGGCACAACAGTTCTACCTATTACTGGCCCTGTCGAATCATTCCAACCTGTGAATGATAACAGTGCTTGTCCTGTTGATGAAGATTTAGTTTGGCAGTACACATCTGGACAATTCTCACCACCTAACCGATGTACTTATTTCGGGAATGGAGTTAATCAAACAGGGGGACAGTCAAGTTGGCATACAAACGTAACTAATTACAATTACAAAGGTACTCCTACCCCTGATCAGGCAAGGTATGGAACTCCTAATGCTTATTTCAGTCCAGAGAAAGGTATTGCTCTTACTTCTGTTCGTTTAGGAAATGGATGGACTCGATGGCATTTCCTTTTTGGAGGAACTTTAGTTCCTATTTCTTTCTTTAAAGATTATCGCGATAACTATAAACCTTACAATGATGGCGACTGGACACCTCACCTTGAGGAAGTTGATCAGAATGGCAATGGGACGGGGAGATACCACAGATTTAGGCTTGCAAGAAATCCTGCCTCATGGGGTGGAGGAGAAGATTGGAGAGGGGCAGCTAGAGATGCGAATAACAACGCAATTCCTGGTAGAAATCTTTACGCTATTGCTGTTCAACAATCAAATAAAAAACCTGACATAACAACAACTGTTAATGTAAGAACAACAACAGCAACAAAAGGCAGTGGATCTGGTCTAACTGTAATAGTTGAGAAAAAGACTAATGGTACTCAGACATGTAGAGATTATTCAGTTGCTGCACCTGGAACTGGATATGAAGATAACGATACAGTTACGATTGATGGTGAATCGCCTAGTCAAACTTTAACGGTCACAATAGTCCCACCAGTAATAGAGGCTCCAGAGGAAGACACTCATAGTGATTGGAGAGATGATGGTGGAGATGGTACAGCTACTTTTTATACAAATTACTGGTCAATGGTTAGGCATAATCCAAATAATGCCATAGCTGATTATTTCTTATTTGATTCCGAATCTTCAAGCCATGAAAATGGCCCCGAACATGAATTGACATATATTAATGAGATTGTTAATGAAGGTGATAGTGCTAATCCTCAAATTAATTATGAAAAACTTGCAATAGCTGGGATAAGAATTGGAGCAACAAATACTTTAAGTAGTTTTAATTCTTTCTCTGCTTATATTCAAGAAGGAATAAAAGTAGATCGTTTGGTTACTGACGCTAATGTTGGTATTCCTAACCGTAATGCTCGTATTGATTATGAATCTTCTGATAATTTTGTAGAAATAGCACATGATTTATTAACAAATACAGATTATGGTTCGGGAGATATTGTCGGACATGATGGTGTTGATCGTGCAAGGATGATTGAAGGGGCTAAATATTGTAGAGCTAATGGATTCTTCTGGAATGGTGTTATAGATAGTAAGTTTAATTTAAGAGAATTTATATTTGAACATGCAGGATATAACTTCTTAGATTTCTCTATTTTGGGTGGTCGTTTTAGCCTAAGACCAAGTTTCCCTATAAATGATGACCATACAATTAACTACAACGCAACTATCGACAATAAAGGTATTGACATAAAGGCTTTATTTACTGATGGCAACATGAAAGATATAAAGGTTACTTTCTTAACGCCAGAAGAAAGAAAAATGTTTAAAGCAACTGTGATTTATAGAGATGATCAACGAAATAGTCAAGGCATAGGAGGTTTCCCTGAAAATATTGCTAAAACTTATGCTTACAATCCAATTAGAGCAGACGGAACAGTTGAAGATACATCAAGTTTCTATCCAAAAGCAGAAAAACTGCCAGAAGAAGTTTTTGATTTAAGTAATTGGTGTACGAGTGAAACACATGCAAAAACATTTGCAGCAATAGCTTTATCAATCAGAAAAGAAGTTGATCATGGCATCGTTTTTCAGACCCCACCAAGTTCTGTTTTTGGTTTAATTGCTGGTGATTACATTCGAGTGTTAACAGAAGCAACACATACAAGTCGATTTAATAATGGAAGTATTGATTCGGAGGGCGTTGTTATTTCACGGTCAGCAATTAGTGGTTCAATTAATACTTATTGCTGGACACCAGGCACATTAGATGGAATAGAGAAGAAAGAATTTTCTGTAGGAAGTGATGGTAAAAATTCTCTTGGCTTAGTAAATAAATTATTTGCTCAAGTTGATACCACCGAAGAAGATAGGATTTATAAAGTTGAATCTATTACTTATGGAGAAGAAGGCTTTATTCAAATAGCTGCTAGTCATGTGCCTTTAATTAATGACAAACTTGCGGTTCTACACCATGCAAGTCCTGATAAAATAAATAGTATTGATTTTGATAGTCGTTTCCCTGAATTAAGAGGACTTTGATGGCTCAATTTGAACCTACTACTTTAGTTCCTTCGACGAGAAGTTATTCCCCAGGGGATTATCCGCAAGTTGAGTTTGAGGCTCAAAATGGAGTAAAAACTGTTATTCGATATGGGAAAAATCGAACAGGAGCAACTTTAACATTGGGATTTAATAATATTGCTGATGCAGATGCAGCAACTATTTTGTCTAATTATGAAGCTGTTAATTCAGTTTGGGACAACGTAACTTTTGATGGCACAGGCGTTATAGAAGGAGCAGCGAGCCAAATGCAAGTATTTTTCAAGGAAGGAACACCATTAAAATGGAGATATGATGGCCCTCCAGAAGTAACAAGTGTCTTTAAAGGATTGAGTAATGTGCAATGTAAATTTGTTGCTTGCCTCGATTCGCCTTAGAATAGAATGACTGTTTAATTTAGAGATTGTCGTGGGCTACTATTCAGGGGCTGATGGTGTAATGAAAGTTGGCTCAACAACCGTTGGAAGAGTCACAACTTTTAGTTTCACATCAAGTCAAGAAACTTTAGACGTAACAACGCTTGGTGATAGAGATCGAAAATTGGTAGGTGGAACTCGCAGCCTTTCAGGTAGTGCTTCTATCGCTTATTACTCAGCTTCTGGAGCCGCTGCTGGAGACACAATGGCTTCTACGTTGATGAATAATTTAATTAAAACAGGTGGTGCGGCTTCAGATACGGTTACTCTTTCTCTTGGAATTAATGATTATGGCGGCACTTATAAAGACATAACAATGACAGTTATTCTTACTTCAATTGCTGTTTCAAGCGCACAAGGCGAAATCTTTAGTGCTGATATTTCATTTGAAGCGGCTGATGCTCCTTCAGGATTCGATCTATAAAAATAAATGCCTGTTTATTTAGGAAGTGGAGGATTTATTGAATTAAAGCGAACATCTATGGATGCTTCGCTAACTGCAACTTTGGCTGTTTCTGATGTAAATGTTTCTCGAAAAAGATTTTCTGTTGATCATAAAGTTGGAACAATTATTACTGGGGATAAATTAGACATATCAAGAACAGATGGAAGTGGAAATCTAGAACTTGTTTCAGGTCATTCAGAAAGAGATGGAAGTTGGTTCGTTCATGTTGATGATATTGGTGGGATGCGCTTGTATTCGACTTTTGCTCTTGCCGTCGGTGGTACAAAAGCAAGTGCTTTAACCTTGGTTGCTCCTTCAGGGACTCAAACAATTAGTTTCAAAACTAGAAATACGTCTTATAGACCATTAGCAAGAGTAGAAGAGTATGAGTTCACGACACAGCGAGATCAAGTAGAAATAAATCAGTTAGGAGATACATTCAAACGTCAATATGATTCTGGTTTGATTTCAGGCCAAGGTTCAATGACTTGTTTTTGGGAACATAGATATGTCACTACTGACCATGATTATTCAGCAGGGCAAGAATTTTCATCTTATTTAGCTCGTTTAATTTTACGAGTACAGCAAGGTGCTGATTTCTTAGGTCGATTCTTTTTATATAGAGAA